TTACTTTTTTCTATTGTACCATTATTTACAAAATAAAACCATTGTAAACTTTTTGTCATTCCATACCAAGTATATCCATAAGTTTTAATAAAGTTTTCTGCCTGTCTATTTATCATTTGATATTCATATTTAGGTCCATAAATAGTTTTAACGCAAGCAAAAAAATCTTCGCGGTTAAATAACTCTTTTGTTTTTTTAGGATACATTAATGTACATTTTTCATGTGCATATCTATTTCCTATTTTTACATAAGGAGTTTTATCTTTGTCAAAGTTTTTATTACAAATTAAACATATCATTTTATTTTTCCTTTTTTATTCATATATTTTATTATATCATAAAAAAAATAAAAAGTCAAGGATTACTCCTTGACTTCTTCTTCAAATAATTCTCTTAAATCATATACTATTAATGATAGCTGTTCAACTTGATTTCTTGTAATTTGAGAAATCTTTTTCCCTTTACCAAGATTACGTCCAATAATTTCTTCAATTCTGGGACGGTAGTATTCTTTTTTCTCAGGAGAAATAGATTTTAACAGTTCTGAACATTCTTTATAAAGAGCATCAAAATCAAGTTCTTCAGAAGATGTTGATGTATTTCTTTCGTCTGTAATAAACTCTTTACCAGCTCTTTTAGCTTCTTCGTCGATTGCATTATTTAAAGCATCAACCAAAGAATTATATGAAAATTTAATTTCAGGTTGCATATATCTAAATCTAGAACCGCAATCTATTGTTCCATCAAAAGAACGTAAAGTTAAAACTCTTGCGGGAATTCCATCTTTTACAATAAGATGAGCATAACCATATATATCAACCATATTTTTAATAATTTCATTATAACTATTGCTTAATGTAGGTACTACCTGATTATATTCTGTTCCATCTTGTCTTTTAAAAGTTTTATCTTTATCATGTGAAATAAATAAAACTGCATATCCAAGCTGAGTAACTGCTCTAAAAGTACTTTCGAGTTCTCTTTTTACTTGTACCCAACCTTGTCCATAAGGAATTTGGTTTAATGTATCTACATTATTTTGGTCTATAATGTATTTTTCACAAGCTGCCGCTGCTATATCAATAGTATCAACGATAATAGACTGAAATTGTTCTTTTACTTCAGGTCTTTTCAACTGTCTTAAAATTTGTTTCATTTCAGACCATGTTGAAACATCTTGCGGATAAATATTAGGAATTGCATTATATCCTTTTTCGAATGCTAAAAGTAATGCACCTGGCATCTGTGAACCAAAAGTTGTTTTACCAATTTTACCTGGGCCATATAAGTAAGTAATATATCCGCTTAAATCTCTACTTACCTTATGTGGCTAAATTTTCATTAAATCAATTGCCATTTTTTATACCTCACTATTTTCTTTTTCCATACTCATAGCTTAAAACGGCAAGTGGTTTAAACCACTTGCCTTTAAATTAAAAATCATCAAAATCGCCTTCAGGAATATTTGAAATTGGACCTGACATTGTATTAGGAGTTGGAGTTGCGGGAACCGCATTTTTCTGATTCTCAGCGTATGCAATTGCAGAACTCTTTACCTCTTCAAGATGAACATTTCTATCAGCAATCTTCTTCTGAAGGTCTGCTCTGTCTTCATCTGTAAAGTCATAAAGCTGAGGCTTAGAACCTTCGATTACCCATTCTCTACGAGTTCTCTCGGAGTACTCAACCATAGGTTCTCCCCAAGCATTTTCAACTTCTTTTTCTACTTTAATAGTAGTATTTCTAATGCTACCCCATACCTGAGTATAAATAGGATTTGCATTTGAAACTCCAAGTCCTTCAAAATATTCAATTGCCTTTGGATTATAAGCAATCAAATCCCAAGGAAGAATAGCTTCTTTGAAGTTAAAAATAACACCATGAATTCTTGCGTGAAGAACATCATCTGTTCCTTCTTTAGGCTCAATTATAGCTACCTTGTTAATAATCATATCATAGGTGAACTTATTTCTTGAAGTTCCTTCTGGAGAAAGTTCCTTAATGAATGTGATAAAACCACCTTCATTTCTCTGAGCAGAAACTGCTCTATTATCATTTACCATATAAAAATCGTTCAAGTCGCCGGAAGGAGTAAGTCTAATTTTTTCTGCATTTTCCTTACCAACACCTTCTCTTACCCATGCTTTATTTTCAGTTGTAATCTTTTCAAAGGCAGAGAATCTTGAATCTGCTTTTCCATTTCCAAAAGTAGGAAGTACAAAAGTGTAATGTACAGGAATAACATTCAAACCCGCTTCATCAGTGGCAATATGAATTGTACCTGACCAAAACTCCTGTCCATAATACTTAGAAGCTTGATTCTTTACAGTCTTTTTTGTCAAATCAAAATCATAAAGTCTACCTTCCAAAATTTCTCGATTCATCTTATTTTTCATATTTTTTACCTCTTATTTAATTCTTATAATTTATTATATAATAATTTTTTTAATTTTTCAAATCATCCTTCATAAGTAATTAATTCTTTACCATATGGAAGTGACTCTATCCATTCACAAAATCTATGCCATTCTGTTAATTTATGATAACGACGTTGAAAATAGATAGTTCGTAATACTTCATAATTAAGTGTTACTGTTCTAGTTTGTAACCATGCTTCAGGAAGAATTCTAATTAATTCTTTCCAATATCTTTTATCTTTTGTTTCGTTATATCTTAATCTGAGAGTTTCACAATATCCAATAATATCGTCCCAAATATCTGTAATAAAAGTATCTATATTATATGGTTCATTATCATAAACTCTTAAATTTTCAAAATCATCCATTTCAAAACAATCAAAAGTAATTGGAGTGGATGCTAACTTATGCATTGTACTTGTTGAATTGGCTACGGTACCTATTTTATAAGTATCGAATTCTTTCCACCAATATAACGGAGCAGTAATATCAACAGAAACAAAAATTTGACGTAAAAATTTTCTATCACTAGAACCTGCTTTAATCATACGTTGTGCCAAATCTAAATCTTTTGGACCAAGGTATGCATATTCGACAGCATTATGGTCATAATTGCAATTTAAAACTCCATTTTTTCTTAACCATTCAGCGTATTTTTCTTCTGCTTCATAATATTTGTTATATTCTTCGTCAAAATCATATTTTTCATTTACATCAATATAACTATCTGCTACTTCATAATCATAATCACAATACTCTAATTCTGCAATTCCAAAATAACTATCAGATTTTTTCCAGCTTTCAAGAGGATTACGAAGTCCTCTAAAGGCTCCTTCAAAATTCATAACTTTAGTTTTTTCAAATTTCATTTTAATTACCTTTAATTTTTTACTGTTGTAGTATCAGTATTATAATTGGTTACAAAACAACTTTTATCCATAGTAGTGGTAAAAATTGGATACGGCTATGTAATTGAAGGAGATTTATAAACCCAAGTATTATGAGCATTATATCCATCCCAATAAACTTCATTTAAAAGAGTTTCCAACTCTTCTTTTGTAAGTTCAATTTTTCCATTTTTATTTTTCTAAAATACTTTAACTATCATTTCTTATTTACCCCGATATTTCCATTATATCCATATGTATCAGCTTGATACAATTCAATAAAATATTTTTCTTTTTCGTTTAACTATTGAGGTTTACACTAAGTAACTACTTCAAAAGTAAAATTTTCTAATCCATATTCTTGAATTGCTCGATACAATTTATTTCCTTGTGGTGTATCTATTCCCAATCCAGCTTTACAATGCTAACACCATCTTTTATATAAATCAACAGACTGTCCAATATAACATTGATTCGTCTATGAATTTGTTATTTTATAAACGCCTGTTTTAACCCCTTTTAAAATAATAGGAAATTTAACTTTAGCATAAGGTTGCCAAAACGTTTGCCAGATAAGCATAGATAAGATTCTTGGTTTGTTAAGCTAAAGTTTTACCTTTTCTAATTTTCTTATATCAGAAAGCTATGCGGGCGTTGGTAATAATCGGAAATTATCTAGATTATCTTTCACTTCTTGCTACTTTAATATTATCTAAAAAGCAGCAGCTTTAGTTTCTTTCAGTTTATTTAATTCAGATGAGATAGATTGAATATCAAACTAAAGACTCTTTTTCTTATTTTCATATTTTTTGACTTCTTCTTTATAAGAATATTCAAGATTAAGAACAGCATTTTCATAAGCTCTTTGTTGTGATTCTTCAAAACTTTTAATTTTCTTTTGAATTATATCTGTCTAATGTTCATACTGTTCATTAAATTTTTTAGTTTTCTATTCTAATTCTTTTTTAGTTTCATTAATAGAAGCTATTTCAGCAGTTAATTCACCTCGTTTTTCAATAAGCTATGCTTGCTTTTCATTTAAAATTCGTTGTTGTTGTTTCAACTAATTATACTTAAGATAAAAATAACAATATAATAGAATAGAAAAAATTGATATTATTGCTACAATAGTTGTTATAACAATCATTAAATTCTCCTACTAAAAGATAGACCAGATATATATTCATATCTGGTCTATTTTAATTCAAATTAGCTTTTATAAACGAAAGTCTTTCCGTAGGAAGTCATCTGAATAAACTTAACTGCTTTGTGTGTTACCTTACCAGTCTCTGGATCTTCAATTTCCAATTCTCCAGCTACTCTAGTCATAAGAGGTCTGACAACCTTAACTGGTTTTCCATCAACTTCTTCTCCAGTTTCTTCCTTATGATTAGTAAATGCTGCAGTGATAGTTGCATTAACACTTCTAACACCAAGGTTAAGTGCGTTAGCAATATCTTCTGCTGTAATATTTTCTGACTCATGCTCCATTACATAATCTTTTACCAAAAGTGCTTTTTCACTAAATGCCATAATTTTTATTCTCCTTTGAATTTTTATTTATTATTTATTATACTTATATTATATTAAAAATTTTTTATAAAGTCAAAAAATGTTTAATTATTGTTTAAGTTCATAACGATGTCGTTTAACTGCAAACCTTCTGTGAGTGAAAGACTTTCCATAATTTCTTCAATTTCATGTTGTGCAGATTGAACTACTTTGTCCTCATTATTTTCATTTGCTAAAATTTTTTCTAATTCAAAAATTCTTTTTGCTTTTTCTTCTAGTGTAGGTTCTTCTAAATCTTTTTCTTCTACACCAAAAATACTACACAAAATTTTTAACTCTTTTTGTGTAAATTCCATATCTCCTAACTCTTTATGAATATATTCGTACTTGCCAATACCTAAGCAATTTGCAATATAATCAGGAGATAAATGTAATGTTTTTCGATAGTTAATAATTTTAGTTCTTTTCATTGTTTTCTCCAATCATGTTTATAAAATCTTCCTCAGTAATAATAGGAATATTTAATTGTTTAGCTTTTAAATTTTTACTTGAAGTCGATTCGACGTCATTATTAA